GCTATTTGAGTAGTTAGTAAGGCATCTGCTTGTAATCTTGAATTTCCTTCAGTTACAATATTTTGTGAATTAATAGTGATCCTTTCAGAAAGTGTTTCATCATCCTGTTCACGGGCGGTAGTTTCCTGAGTGATTTTTGTTTCAAGTTCAGTTACAGAAGCGTTAAGTGTTTCTGGCTTAACAAAAGGTAAATCACCAAACTCCATATATTGAGGTTCGTTCGAATTTTCATCTCCTACTAATATTTTATCAGTTGAAACTCCTATTAATTTTCTAACCATTCCATTCCAGAACCTCATGAGCTTAATCTCCTATTGCTTTAAATTTGCATTTCTGTTTAAAATTCCGTTGATCCCTTTTTTCTTTTCCAAAGTTTAGAAAATCAATGCATTGTTTCAAATATTCGAGTCCGATTTTTTCGGCATCATTTGAAATACGTATGATTGTTTTTTCATCCACATTCTCAGAAAATTGACCTTGTTTTGCAACGATCCCAAAAGCGGTTGCATTTACATTTTGATTCCTTACGAATCGAGAATAAACTAAATATCCCATCGCTTGTTTTAAGCCCTGACAGTGTTGATTGTCTGAATCAAAGTAACAACCATCCATTAAGTTTGCAATATTCTCAGGAAGCGCAACGGGAACTTCAAGCTGACTGTCTTTTATAGCTTTCTCAATTGATAAGAATTGTTTCGCTCCTAATTTTGGAATCAGGTAAAGTGTTTCGCATTCCTCAATGTAAGGAACGAGTCGTTTATCATCGTTTACATTTTCAGCGATTGGGCGAACTGCCCGTATGTCTTGTGGTTGAATTATCATGGTGTTACAATGTCAACGGGAATTAAATTATTTGCTTCATCTTCCGAAAGTCCAAAAAGAGTCTTTGCAATGGATCTCTTTAAATCACTTGTCAAGGTCTTATCATTCACTAAAAGGATGATTTCTTTCAACTGTGAGTCTCCCAATCGATCCGCAAGGGTCATTTCTACCTCGTAAGAGAGTGGAGTAATTGAATAATTGCCGGATGTTGGTTCAAACCAGTGCTGAAAGATGGTTGAAAATACTCTTTCAAGTGCTAATCGTTCATTTTCGACAACAGAATTATAGTAATCATAGGCGTTTTTCATCAAATCAGCTCCGAAATTTGCGCCTACATTCTCAGCACGGAGGATAGGCGGTTGATTAAATCGCTTTCCTATATTACTTTGAGAGGTTTGAAGCGTTACGGTAAACTCTTTGTCATAATTTGCACCCTTAAATGAGACAAATTCCGGCTTTTCTTCGTCTGAACCTATCTCAACATACATGATTTTGCACGCTGATTCATCTCCTTGAAAGGATTTAAGAGCTAATTCAGTCTCATTTGACTTATTCTCTTTATCATATCCGTTTTCTTCCCTTCTTTCGTCCTCTGATTCACTGTTACCAGATTCAATATTAGCGGCACTTTCATTGTCTGCTACCTTATTTATCAGCATCCCGGCTGTTAAGAAGTTATTACGTGCGTTTCTATTCGAAACATTGGCTATCCCCTCTTCAGTACTCATGTCTGTTAAGACTGTATCACTAATAGGAAGAGGATAAACCCTTTCACCTTCGTTTGAGAAGTAAAGAATCTGACCTTTATAATTTTCCCATCCCCCGGCTTGATCAACTTGGGATTGAATTTCTACGGGATCCGGATTAAAAAAGTCAATAAATTGAATATCTTCTTTTCTCCACCTTCTTAAATTTGTGAATCTACGACCCCAATCAGGGTGTAATGCTACACGGTTAAATTCGAAAGTCTCTAAATCTAACATCTCAAAACGAACCTGCTCAAATGGGATGTGTTGAAGTTCGCAAATTTTAAAGTTTGCATTCCAATTTACGTGAATAGCAAACCCGCCAAACTCTGCGTAATCCTTAGATATCTGGTCGGAAATATAATCATTCGTTTGTCCTGACCGGTTGACAATTTTTTTGTAAAAATCAACGTCCTCAAAACCCTTTCCGCTTATGAATTTTGCGTACACATCTACACAACTTTTTCCTGTACCGGAAGCATCAACGATCTCCATCACTTGTTGTGGGTAATCGTTACATTCTCCGTACGCTTGAACTTTATAGGCTCTGTCATTTCGGATCTCGAACCGTCTGTCTCTTTTTAGTGTAGTTGCTTTCATGGGAAAAGAAGCGTCCACGAATTATGAACGCTTATTAAGGGTTTAAACTTCTTTTTCAGGATCTAAAACAGGAGTTTCAGGATCTTTGGCCGGAACTTCAGGTGTCGTTGTTTCAGGAATAATAGGAGTTTCAGGAACAAAAGGAATCACTTCTTTCAAAGTTTTCGCACGATCGATCAGTTCAGTCAAAAAACGTTGAGTAAGGTTTTTGCTTCCTACTTTAGGAGTTTCTTTGAACATCTCCTTGATCCTGGTAATAGTAACTTCATTCTTCAAGAGAACGTGAATTTGAGAAACAAGATTTTCTTCAGCATCAACCTGGTTTTGAATTTCCAAATCTAAAGCGGCCTGATCGGTTTCTGATAGAATTTCTTCACCGGGCAACTTGTAGGCTTCAATTAGTTCATCTACGTTTTCAGGTATCGTTTGAAAATACTGGCGGCATTTAGGATTTGTCTTTAAATGATATAAAGACAAATCATCAGTGATATTGGCATTCGACATGAGTAAATCATTATCGAAGTTTATAACGTCATGCAGTAAAGCACCGGCAAGTAATAAGAATACACATTTTAATTTTTCCATTGCAATGTTGATTTTTAATGAAATTAGTTGCATGTAAGCATCAAAGTAACAGTTACTACATCCGCTTACTGATTTGTGAAAAAAAACCTTACTTAATGTTTCAATTTCATTTCGCAAGGTTTCATTATTTTTTAAAAAGGTAATCAGTTCGTCCGGTGTGGAGAACTGATTCCTGTTTAATTGTAGAGTCTTTAGTCTCTCGATCATGCGATCAATCCGGCTAACATGGTTTCAGTTGCAGTGATTGAAGTGATAAATACTGACTTTGGTAAGCTAGTTTCTTTTGCTTTCGCTCCAGATCCTAACTTTAACTCAAAGGCTACTTTATCAGCCATCAGGGTACTTGATTTCATTTCCATGAGTTCAAGACCTGAATCCCATCCGTAAGCTTCATACTTAATTTCACCTGCAATTCCGGTTTCTTTGTTTTCCACGATAGCAACTACGCGGGCAAGTTTCAAACTTTCGACAAATGTTTTTGATAACTGCGATTTCGAAAAAACGCGCAACATTAATGATTGATCAAAGTCAGAATAATACGTCCCCTTTACAAGAGCGGTGTCACCATCTACGGAGTTATCAAGAGTTTCAAAAATGTAACCTTTTTTAGTTGCCTGCATAATGATAGCAGAGATTACATTGTTTGTTACAGTTGACAAGACACGGTTAACTTCTGTATAAGACAAAAGATATACTTTACTTCCAGTACCGGGTACAGAAGATTTAGCGCAATTAACGGCAATTAAGCCGGCAAGAATAGTTGAACAATCCATATAATTAAATTTTTTATTTCCTATTCAAAAGCGAACACATAGTAGGTCCGCTTTTGTTGGAATGGGTTTAGATTGCTAATTGAAAGAATGCAGGATTAAGGATCTTTGCATCTGCCTTGCCCTGAGCTTCGATTTTCACACGTCGTGAGTCTTTGTGATACCAAACATCAAGATCTCCAAAAGACTTCGAAGAGTCAGCACCGATTGCAAGTATATCTTTCGAAATAAAGACTGCACGGTGAGGGTTCAACAGTTTCACGCCTGTATCGTAAGATTCAGCGATAATAACATCCCAAATCGGAACCGGGAACAAAGGAACACCACCGTATTTCAAAGTTTTGATTCCTTCAGTTAAGTTTATGTACATTGCTTCAATGATAGTTCCCTGTAATGACATTTCGTAAGCATCGTAAAATGACTGAGTACAAAGGATCATCGCTTTAGGGTTGTTTCTAACCTGAAGAGGTGCATTGTATTTAATCTTCTGCAAGTATCCTTTCATGTTTAAAGGATCCAGGGCCTGAAGTGCATAAGTTAAAGCTGTATTTTCAACAATTGTAACTTTTTGTTTCACGTTTGCGGTAGTCTGAATTAAAAATTGTTTCCAAAATCCATCAAGAATATTGAAATATTTTTTATCTTCAGTTGCTGAAAGTGTACCACCATTAGCGATATTGTCAGCGGCGGTGTCATTGAACCAAAATAAACGCATGATAAATTCTTTGATAGAAACTGCAAGAGCTTCAAGAATTATAGCCATGTAATCACTCGAGGTGAAGTCATTGAAAGCCGTTCCGGTCTTCATAGAATAAACTGCTGCAGTAGCTTCAATATCGAGTCGTTTTTGATGAATCAGAATTTCCCATCCTTTAGGAGTCCATTTCACTTTGCGAGTTGCGAGTGAGTAAGCCTGAGCAACAGGATCACCATCACCGGTT